CTCGCTCAACTATTTTTAATATAAATTCATCAAATTCAGGGTGCAGTTTAAATGGTTTCTGCATACAGACGTACCAATTTCCATCCTCTGACAATCCATATTTTTCAAAATATTTACGGTTAATATGGTTATATGGTTTTTTGGAAATAACGGAATTTCCCTCGGAATCAATTCTTGGCTTATAATATTGATGCATATAACCCTTTCTTAAGAGTATTAGATTTTCCGTATAATGATCTTGCGCTGTTTCTATTTCGGCTTCTCCCCAGGAAATATAATAGTTCATTATGTTAGACGGGATACCTGAAGTAACAGGATGACCATGTGATACAACCTGTTTGGGTGCTAATTTTGACATCATAATACGCTGTAAAACAGATGACATTGTAGAATCTAAATAAAATAATAGATCCAATTGTAAATCTTCTATTTTTTGCCTAGCATTATATAACCAATCTTCATTTTTATAGTCTTCTGCATAAATTATGATATATTTTTCATTTGGATATACAAATTCAACGACATTTTCCGATCTATTTACATTTTCATGTATATAAATAAAAGTAATATCAAATTTGTCTCTTGGCAGCTTTTGAATAACTCCACCAAAATCGGCAAGAACCGGGTGATTTTCACTAAAAAAGGCAGAGGCTATTCCCAGTTTATACGGGGAAGATGGTGGATCTTTTTTTATTTTAGGAGATATGTAATTCAAATAAGGATATAATTTATTACTTAACAAATAATGTTTATACATGCACATTTTTAAATCTGCTTCGTAATAACATTCAAAATTAAATGGAGATAACATCAAAAAATTATATGCACTATTTGGTATAAAAGATATTTGAATGTTTTTTGTTAATAACTCATCCATACTTTCATTATATTGTTTTATTCTGTTACTTGCATCCTCTACGGAATAAGGATATGAACTAATACAAGTTGCCAACTGAATATTGTTTATATCATCCAAAGGATCAAAATTAGATGATTTTGCAAATGTAAAGAATTTCTCTGCAGTTTTATATTTGTGTAATAAATGATTATATCGCCCTATCATGGTGGCTAGCCATTTTCCTTGATAACAATGAATAGGAATCGGCGGTTTCATATAAAATGCTTTTTCAAGCATTACATACCCAAAATATTCTTCCATTTTATCTCTAGATGCAATTAATTTCATTCCTTTTTGTATTAATGCATTCGTATTGGTTGAATCCAGTTTTAATGCTTCATCTAACAATCTATCTTTTTCTATTTCATTCTTGGAAGTAAAATATTGATTTAACAATTCAACACAATCCTCTTTTTCCTTTTTTGTTGCGAATGTTTTACTCAAAACAAGTTCCATAATTATAATTATAAATAATTCCAATTTTTAATTTTTTTATTTTTATTGTATTATACATGTTATATATGTATTATTTTTGACATATAACATATAATATATAATGTCATAATTATCGTAAATATCATATTCCTAAAAGGACCATCTAGATTGTATTATAATTAGAATTGACGCTTCCTGTATTAGGAATTAACGGAGTTGTCATTGTAGTTTCATTTCCAGCCGAATCGTTATCTCCCTGTTTTTTTGCTGCAGACGATTTCCCCTCTTCGCTATCCGATGCGGGCTTGTCTTCCGTATCAATCATGGCTCCTTCATCCACATAATTTCCTTTCTTAATTAGTTGAATATCTTTCAATAATTTTTTGAGAATAGAGTTATTTGTTTTTTCATAAATATTGATTAAAGATGCCAAAATATTCAATGCAACACCAATCCAAATTAAATTTTCATCGTTTTTCCCGGTCGCGATTGCAGTTGTGAGAATTCCCGCCGACTGAACAAGGTGAAATAAATACATCAAAAATAAATTACAATTATTCAAGCATTGTCGTTTCCCTAAAAACCGCTTTAAATCGTCCAATTCATTTTCTTCAAAAATACGCTTTATCGTCAAAGGAATGTCCTTGTTCAAATAATTATTGGTAGAAGACATCAATATAAAAATTAAAAATAATATTTTTATATTGTTATTTGTTGTTTATTTTTATTCCGCGTTTATTTTTAATTTTTGCATTTATCCGTTTTGTAAATTGCTTATTTTTAAGCCACATAAATGCTAACTTCATTTCCTGCAAAAAATCCATTATCTACCATTTGTTGAGTAAAAGATGTTCCTTGCCAATCATCATCCATTGGGTTGGACTCTCGGAATAGCAAATTTTCTGACGTTTCATTTTGTTGCATAGCCGCTGCGTTGGAGAGAGAAGAGTTGGACGTAGGTTGATTCAATGTAGTAGATCCTCCATAATTGGGTCCAGTCGTAGAATTGAATACTTGGGTGCTGGGCGCAGGTGGTAGGCCTCCTTGTGGTTCGGTAACACTGGGTCTCAATTTATACCCAGTATTTCCTTGAGCGTCGTATCCCTGCTGTAAATATAACACGGGACACTGAATTCCCTGACTGCGTTGCCATTCAATAAATTCCACATAATCTTCTAAATTTTCAAATACAATTGGATTTACACCGGGAATTTGAGCTAAATTAGAATTATACAAATAAAACTGTGTTCCCTTTTGGATCAACATATTTGGACAACGAGATATATTCATGTTTGCAAGTCCTTCCATAGCTTTAGGGTAATTATAGGTAGCCACAAAATACAATCCAGCTAAAAAAACAATAATAATAAAAATTAGTAAAAGGGACATATATAATAAAGCAGGAGAATTAAAAATGACAAAGCAAAAACAAAAGATAATTTCTATATATATTTTAGAATGTCTCTTTTGAACGATTCTGATGGGAAAATCCAAATTGTAGAGGTGGAAGGTCCCTGGAATATTGCCGCAAAAAAGAACATAGATACTATAAATAAGGGCGTTCATTCAGGAAAACACGTATTTCTTTTTTTGTTTATGGTGGGTTGCAATCCGTGCAATATGACCAAAGAACCCTGGTCTCAAATTCATCATCATCTCTCCGAAGAACATAAGAAAAACCCGGACATTATCATTGCACGTGTAGATAAAGATTTTTATCCAAAATTAAAACAAGTCGGCAAAGAACCTATGGGATTTCCCACACTGCGTTATATTCGCAATGGAGATGTAGAAGAATATGAAGATGCACCTCTTTCTAAAAAGGATCGCAGCGCAGAATCCTTTGCAGATTGGATTAAAATCAAAGTAAAACCGATCAAACGTGGTGGTGGCTTCGCAAGTCATCTACCCGCAATAAAAATGAAAAAAATGAAGGCAGGGATGAATATTGTACCAAAACGCCGCGCCGGTGGCACACGTTCTCATCATTGGTCTGCAAAATACAAACGTAGTATTAATTGCCGTCGTCCTCGTGGATTCTCTCAGCGCCAATATTGCCATTATGGAAGAAACAAGACTAAGCGAAGTTCTCGGAAGCATAACCGATAATTGCACAAGCAATGCGTTTTCCTGCGTGTCCCGTGGTTAAACTATCCTCAAAATTGCCGCGCCCGCAATCATCTGGATCGGCATGGATAATGAGTCCGCGACCCAAAATATTACATTTCCCGCGTAGTTTGATGACGTCATCCACCATTCTATATTTGGCGCATCCTTGTGAATCTGTATGTAAATTACCTAAATCACCAACATGTCGTTTTTTGTCTCCTGGACAACCATGTGGCAGGTGATATGGGTTAAAATGAGCACACATGCTTTGACAATGATCAGTCAAATCACCAGCCTCATGCACGTGAAAGCCATGTAAAGCATTTTTTTTGAGACCTTGTATATCAATGTCTATTATGACCAAATCGCGTTTCCAGTCTTCGGTGAATCGTACGGTGCCTCGGATTTTCTTGTCGTGAAATACAGCAATTGCTTGAATTGTTTTTTGGGACACGGACATGGCTTTCTAGTTTATTTGTATTATATATTATATATATTATATATTATATATTATTTAATCAAAATTACGTAATTTGATATCTTCTAATAAACTTTCTGGTATTCTTTTGTTTTCACTTCTACAAAAAGGACAAATTACTACTTGGATTTTTTTGCATTCAGGATATATTGCAATTTTTTCATTTGTTAAGTCACTTAAACAACTATAACACATATCATTATTTCTACAATTTGTACAAATAAATCTGTTGGGGAAACATAACCAATTGGGAAATGTATTCTCAAACTCATTAGACGCATCCTCTCCATATTGTATTCTTATTTCATTCATAATAATTTCATATTCGTCCTGTGAAACTTTCATAAATTTTTCGTAACATATACAACATTCTCTATCCATACAATAATTATCTTTCATCTCTTGCATAATAACTTCCATATCAAGAGGGTTGTCTTTAATCAAGAGGGTTGTCTTTAAGTTGCTTTATAAATAATATACATCCATTTTTAAAGGTCTACGCACAAAGACGGAAACAATGAAAGAAAATTGAATTAAACCTATTTCGCTATTCTATGATATAACTAAAAAAGAACAAGTATAATATGGAACAAGCTTTTCGTCTCTTTGATTTTCATATTTATAATGACAATAATAATGAAGTTCAAAGTGATGATTCTGACGATGGTCCTCGTAAAGACACGGGAGAATTCAAAATCCAAATGTTTGGCATCAATGAAAAGGGCGAAAGTTGTAGTATTTTGGTAAATAATTATCAACCCTTCTTTTACGTCAAAGTAGGCGAAGATTGGACCGAATCTACCAAAGTTGCCTTTCTTACATTCTTACGACAAAAGGTGGGAAAATATTACGAAGACTCTATAGTTAAGTGTCAACTTATAAAACGAAAAAAATTATACGAGTTTGATGCAGGGAAAGAGCATGCGTTTCTCCATTTGGTCTTTCAAAATATACCGTGTTTTAATAAAGTCAAGAATCTTTGGTATAACAAGGACCGCAAATTATTGCCAAATGGGTTTTTGTTTCGCGGCGCCCGATTATATTTATACGAGGCCAATATTCCCCCGTTATTGCGATTCTTTCATATCAAAGACATTAGTCCTTCTGGATGGGTAGCGCTGCCCAAAAAACGAACAATTCAAATAAATTTTGATAAAAAGACTAATTGCACCTATGAATTTTGCATTGATTATCGTCATATTTTACCGTTAAATGAAAAGGAGACCATGGTCCCTTATAAGATATGTAGTTTTGATATTGAGGCAAGTAGTAGTCACGGCGATTTTCCGGTTCCGGTAAAATCTTATAAAAAGCTGGCGACCAATTTGGTAGAGTATTGGGAAACTCTGGAGAAGTTACCTACTTTGGAAGAAAGCCAAGAATTGTTGCGAAATATTCTGCTACATGTATTTGGATTCGGAGTTTCCGGTGTAAAAAATGTCTCCTGGGCAACAATAGATCGGGTATTTCCCAAAATACAACCTACCATACAAGAAGTTCGCCAGAAAACAGAACAATTTCTTTGTTCTCCTATTGGTGATTTAAAACCTGTTGATGAAACAACAAATAATCAGGTCACAGTAGAAGAATTATTTGAACGTCAATTATTAGCAGAAGAAGATTCCGTATTGGATGCTGAAGGTTGGGCTGGTGGATCTTCACGTAACAAAAATGGAAATTTGGTGTATCAAACTCAAACGATTGTAGAAGTTTTCTTAAATAAACAAGTGGAAAGAGAAATCAAATTATTGGAATTGAGAAAAGCATTGGATGCCGTATTTCCAAAATTAGAAGGTGACAAGGTGACGTTTATTGGATCTACTTTCTTACATGCTGGCGAGCCAGAGCCCTACTTAAATCATTGTGTTGTTTTAAATAGTTGTGGGAAAGTGCCTGTGGAAAACGCGGCAATAGAATCTTATTCAACAGAAGATCAAGTATTGTTGGCTTGGAAAAACTTGATTCAACGCGAAAATCCGGATATTATTATTGGCTATAATATCTTTGGTTTTGATTACGACTTTATGTTTCATCGCGCGGAAGAAATGGGATGTCTTCGCGAATTTTTACAATTGTCTAGAAATCGCGGAGAAATTTGTGCCAATTTAGACACGACAACAAATACATATCGTTTGGAAGAAACCAAAATAGTAATTGCAAGTGGAGAACATAATTTGAGATATATTAAAATGACGGGCCGAATTCAAATAGATCTGTATAATTATTTTCGGCGAGAAGAGAATTTGACCTCTTATAAATTGGATTACGTTGCTGGTCATTTTATTGGCGATTATGTGAAAAAAATGGAAAGTGCAGAAAGTGAGGAACAGCAGCAGACCCTAGTTCAAAGCAGCAATCTAACAGGATTACAAGTAGGATCCTATATTCATATAGAAGAAATTGGTCATTCTACTGATTATTATAGTAATGGAGACAAATTCTTAGTTACATCGGTGAATAAAACGTCTGGACAATTTTGCGTGACGGGAAAGTTAGAACCGGATTTTACCAAAAAGGTACGTTGGTGTCTGGCCAAAGATGATGTGACTCCTAAAGACATTTTCCGAATGACCAATGGGACTGCCGAGGATCGCGCCGTTATCGCAAAATACTGTATTCAGGATTGTAATCTTGTGCATTATTTGATGAACAAGGTAGATGTGCTAACCGGTTTTGTAGAAATGTCCAAAATTTGCAGTGTTCCCATCAGTTTCTTAGTTCTCCGTGGTCAAGGCATCAAACTCACAAGTTATGTTGCCAAAAAATGCCGTGAAAAAAATACATTGATGCCCGTCGTAGAAAAAATGGAAGGCGATGATGGTTACGAAGGCGCTATCGTATTGGACCCCAAGTGCGATTTATATTTAGATAATCCAGTTGCTTGCGTAGATTATGCTTCTCTGTATCCATCATCTATGATCAGCGAAAATCTATCTCATGATAGTAAAGTTTGGACCAGGGAATATGATTTAGAGGGAAACCTAATTAAAGAAACCGGAGAAAAAGATGCAGCGGGAAATTTCTTGTATGACAATTTACCTGACTATGAATACGTAAATATAACCTATGATACATTTACTTATGTGCGTGCCAGACCGACTGCGGCGGCGGAAAAAGTAAAATCTGGATATAAGATTTGTCGGTTTGCCCAGTTTCCGCAGGGTCGGCGTGCAATTATGCCATCTATTTTGGAGGAATTATTGGCGGCGAGAAAAGCCACACGAAAATTGATCCCATTACAAACGGATGAATTTATGAAAAATGTGCTAGACAAGCGTCAATTGGGTTACAAAGTAACAGCAAATTCCTTGTATGGTCAATGTGGTGCGCGGACGAGTTCTTTCTATGAAAAGGATGTGGCTGCTTCCACAACGGCGACTGGTCGTATGCTATTAACGTATGCCAAACGAATTATTGAAGAAACGTATGGAGACACTGTTTGTGAAACAAGCCAAGGTCCAGTGAGAAGCAAGGCAGAATATATTTATGGTGATACAGATAGTGTTTTCTTTACATTTAATTTACAAACCTTGGAGGGACAACCAATACGCGGAAAACAAGCGTTGGAAATCACGATTGAATTGGCAAAACAGGCAGGTCACTTGGCGTCCAGTTTCTTGAAGAAACCACATGATTTGGAATATGAAAAAACATTTATGCCATTCTGTTTATTATCTAAGAAAAGATATGTCGGGATGCTCTATGAAGAGGATCCAAACAAAGGAAAACGCAAGGAAATGGGAATTGTATTGAAACGGCGAGACAATGCACCAATTGTAAAAGATATTTATGGTGGTATCATTGATATTCTGATGAAACAACAGGACATACAAAAAGCCATGGAATTTTTGCAGAATTGTTTGAAAAATATTGTAGAAGAAAAATATCCTATTGAAAAATTGATTATTACCAAATCGCTACGATCCGGATACAAAAATCCAAAACAAATTGCGCACAAAGTATTGGCAGACCGAATGACGGCGAGAGATCCTGGAAATAAACCAGGCCCCGGAGATCGTATTCCATTTGTATATATTCATACGGCAAATAAAAAAGCGCTACAAGGAGACAAAATTGAGACACCAACATATATTCGGGAAAATAATATCAAAATTGACTATTCCTTTTATATTACCAATCAAATCATGAAACCGGTGCAACAAGTGTTTGCTTTAGTCTTGGAAAAAATTTGGACAATGAAGAATAAAAAAGCCAAGCTTGTAAAATTTCGTCGGGAAGTAGAACAATTACGCAATACAGTGGCGCCAAATAAATGGGAAGATAAATTGGAGGCGTTAAAAAATAAGGAAATCAAAACACTTCTCTTTGACGACTTTTTAAGAAGCACAAACAATCAAAAAACAGGAAATCAAGATGTATCTCAATTCTTCCGCAATGCTTAGTTTATCTAAGTTTTAATTTACACTGTATAAAAATGCAAATTATTGTAAAATATATTTATTGAAAAAATAAATATATTTTTCGGTTTTATTTTTTTTGGTTTATTTAGGTTTATTTAGGTTTATTTTTTATATTATTCATTCTAAAAAATTTCTTCTTAGATGCGGGAAAATATAGTTATTACAAAATTGTAAAGTATAACGAAATGTAATTTTCACAAAAGCATATACTCCGCGCATAAAATAAGTGATGGCATTTTCAATATTTATAATTTCCATATTATATGTATCGTCCATTATTTTTGTCTCTTGAACATCCTCCGGAATATCTGAAGATGTATCATTAGATACTGTATCGTCTTCTTCTTCGTCTTCTTCTTCTTCTTCGTCTTCTTCTTCTTCGTCATCCGCTTCCTCCTCTTCTTCGTCATCCGCTTCCTCCTCTTCTTTGTCCTCTTCGTCCTCATCCTGCTCCTCCGTGTCCTCCTCCGCTTCCTCTTCCAAATTTGTTCTCATATCTTCATTTTCCACCATTTGCCAAGTATTTACTATCTCCTCTGTATTATTCCAACCTCGCACATTATTATAATTGTAATCTATTATTTTTTCCTGTTTTAGTTTGTTTAGTATTGCATATACAGATCTTCCATGTAAATCAGCAATCTCTTGCACAGTCAATTCTCGTGTATTATATTCTAAATGTAACTTTTTCAATTCATTGGTTGTCCAACGTTCATATTGGTGTCTTAGCGCCATAGTATTATTATTTTACTTTTGCTATCTTTATATATTTACTTTAATATTTATACGTAATATGTTACGCGCTGCTCTAAACATAATATCCATGAAAAATAATTTCATTACTTGATGCGTCGTACATAACCCGAGTATTGTTATGATTCCATTGTATTGGCGCATTTCCCGTATTCAAATACTGTGACAAAATAACTTCTGTCAAGTTGGATAAATTGTGTAATAAGTCATTGTTGGATATATCTTGAAAAGAACGAAAATTTAAATTAATAAACGGATCTCTATTTCTCTCCACGTCATTAAATGAAGCATCGGTTTCTTCTTTAGATTCTTCCGGGTCCCCTTCTTCTTTTGTTTCTTCTTGAATTGGATTGTTATTTCCTTCTACATGATCAGCATTTGTATTTGTATTTACTGGATTCGTATTTTCATTATAACTATTGTTTGCACTATTTATATTGCTATTATTTAAATTGCTACGAAGAAGAGGACTGCGAATATCATATCTACAAACGGGACAACGCACATTTCTCTGAAACCAATTCGCCAAATTTTCAGGATTAAATAAATGTCCACAACCAAGAATTTGTGTTACTACACTATCTTGTTCAAATGGTTCCAAAGAAATGGGGCAACTAGAATTTAATGGATTGTCTATTTGAGAGAAAATGCGATTATGAGTTGCATATTGAATTTCCCGATTTGTTGGCCTTACCACTACATTTGCATAAAATTGCTCCAATTGACTCCATAAATTATCCATATAATTATTTGTTCTTTGACCACGGGATTGATTTGTAGATTCTTGTTCATAGAATGGAATTCCATTATGTTGTAAAAAATCCAAACGATAAGGTCGTCCTTGAATATAAAACTGTCTTGTTCTAGAATCATAATAGGTATCGTTTCTATTTTCTCCTGTATTTCTTGTTCTATTTGGTAATGGTAAAATATTATCAAACATATATTGATGACTATTGTTGTTTGTATTGTTGTTACGAGCTCGTGTGCTAGAAGCATAACTTGTAGATTCTGGAATATTTACGATTCTTCGTATATCCTCTAAAATCCCTTGTTGTATATTCTGTAGCATTTCAAGTTGTCGCGTGGTATGATTATATAGACTAATATACATATCTAATAGTAAGCGTTGATCATGGTTCATAAAAAAAGATTGTCTCCGAGAATTAGACATACAAAATAAAACAAAAAAGACGAAGACCTAGAATAATAATATTTTTATAAATGTGTTTAAATGTAAATTCATGTATTATTATAATTTGAAGACAATTGTATAAGCTTATTTATGATTTTTGAATCGTATCAAGACAAGGGACTTACTGGTTTGGGAAATCTAGGAAATACTTGTTTTATTAATTCCTGTATTCAAATTTTGTCACATACCTACGAACTCAACGAATTCCTAAATAAAGAAACATATAAAAGACGTCTTAATAATAAATTTGAATCTGC